TCGACCACCGGGATCGACCATTTACCGAGGGCCGGCGTATCGGTTTCCGGCCGGGGCTGCGTCTCGCCGACCCAGCCTGCCCCGGCTTCCCCCAGATCGTTGAAGCCTTCCAGCGCATCGGTGCCGATGGTCTGCACATCGGCCAGCTGGCGCATCGGGCTGATCTCGCGCAGGCGGGTGACGATCCGCCCGCTCATGTCCGGCGTGACGGTATAGCCGCCATCCGGGTCGGCGCCGACGCTCATCTGCGCCAGGACGGCGGAGGGGGTGGACTGGCCGCGCCGCATATAGGTATTCAGCGCCGGACCATAGGCCCGGAAATCCTCGGCACTGACATCCTGGCCGGTATCGCGGCGGAAGCTGGCCAGCGCCTTGACCTCGTCGGCATTACCATCGCCGCCGCCGATCTGTGCCGCCGCCTGCTTGGTCGCGAGATCGGCCAGCTGCGCCTGCAGATCGCTGATGCTCGCGTTGATGCGGTCCACCTTCTCCGACTGCACCGTGTCGGAGAGACCCTTCTTCAGGTCGGCAAGTTCCTTGTCGTTTGCCGCCTTGAATTCCTCGAAGGCGGTCTTGATATCCGCCATCAGCTTCTTCGCCTCGGCGCCCGTCGCATCCGCGCGGACACCACCAAGGATCGCGCCGCGCCCCTTGCGGCTGTGAATATCCATCATGCCCATCTGGGCCTCCTTAAGATTTGAGGGTCGCGATGACCGACCGAAGGTCGGCCACGAGATCGCCAGCGCCAGGCATGGCGGCGGCGGCAGCGCCGGGCGTGCCGCGAAAATCCTTCATCAGGCTGCGCCGCTCGGAACGCGGCAGGCCGGCCTTTGCCAGCACCAGGTCCAGGCGGCGGGCCGCCGACTGCGCTGCAGCCTCTTCCTGTTGTTCCGTCACCTGGTCGGCCGGCAGGTAATCGTCGGCGAAGCCCTGCTCGATGGCGGCAACGCCACCAATCCAGGTCTCCGCATCCATCAGCGCCGCGATGGCATCCTTGTCCTGGCCGCTGCGGCTGGCATAGACATCGGCCATCGCGGCGTCGAACGGTTCCAGCATGGCCGCGATCTCGGTGAAGTAGTGCCGGTCGCCGCACGCACAGACCCAGGCATTGTGAATCATCAGGAAGCCGGACCGGGCGATCAGCACAGTGTCGCCCGCCATTGCGATGACGCTGGCGGCGCTGGCGGCATAGCCCACGATCTTGACCGTGACTTCCGCCGGATGCTGGCGCAGCAGATTGTAGATGGCGATGCCCTCGAACATGTCACCGCCGGGCGAATTGATCGAGACCGTCACCGGCTTGTTGCCGATCTGGCGGAGGGTGGCGGCGACCGATGCGGCAGTGATACCGTCGCCCCAGAAATCGGCGCCGATCACGCCATAGATATTGATGATGGATTCGCCCTCCGCGTCGGCGGCGCGGATCTCCGCCGGCCATTTGGCAAGGGCGGAAACCGGGGCTTCCCATGTCAGACCATCGATCTGCAGGGCCTGAATATTCGGCAGCTGGCGCAAGCTCATTGCACGCGATCCTCTTCCTGTTCCTGCTGGCGATCGCCAGCGGCCGTGCCGGACGGCAGGCCCGCCGTGTTTGGCGGGTCGTAATACACACCGCCCGCGCCGTCCTCGCGGGGGTTCTCATCTTCCAGGGCGCGCACTTCATCTGGGCTGTACACACCCCATTGCAGCGCCTGCACATAGGCGGCCCAGCGGCTCTTCACGTCGCCGCGCAGCAGGCCGGCCGTCGAGAAGCGCGCATCCATGGTCTCGGCCTCGGTGGCCGACATCAGATCGCGCTTGATCGATTCTTCCCAGGTGCGCAGCCAGTCGGCCAGGGTATAGGTGACGAAGCCGATATTCTGCTGTTCGATACCGCTGCCCCAGCTGGTGCTCTTCTCGGTCGCGCCGATCAGGTGCGGCGGCACACCGAAGAACATGGCGATGTCGTACCGCTGGAAGTCACGGGTCTGAAGGAACTGCGCGTCCTCCGCCGACATGGCCAGCGCCTCCGCCTTCATCCCCTCTTCCAGGATCATGTATTTGTGCGCGTTCTCCGCGCCGCCATGCTTCTCCGCCAGCGAGTCGCGCAGCCGGTTATAGGCCGGCTCGGTCAGCGTGCTTGGGTGGGTGAACACACCGCCGGCCAGCGTGCCATCCTTGAACAGCCGCGCAGCCACATGTTCCGCCTGGATCGACAGGCCCAGCGCTTCACGCATGCAGGACATCACCGACAGGCCGCGCCAGCCATCCAGCGACAGGCCGCGCAGATGCAGCATATCGGACTGCGTCAGGGTAAGGCTCTGCCCGTCCGGCCGGGTGACATGATAGCGAATACTCATGTCGGACATCTGTTCCGGTCTCACCCTGTCCGGGTGCAGCGGAATCAGCCCGACCAGCCGGTTGCCAGCCATAACCTTGCGGGCGTACCCATTGCCGCGCAGCAACATCTGCGCCTGCATCATCTGGCGGAATTCCTTCGGAGTCTGCCAGGTATTCGGGCGCACCGTCAGAACATGGCGCAGCGGATGCCCGACCGCCGGCTTGCGTACCTTCTCCGATTGCCGGATCACCAGGTCAAGCGGCATCCAGGATACCGCGCCGCAGATGATCTGGGTGCAACGCCAGGCGGCTGCGACGCGCATGGTAGAGGATTCGGTAACGGAAACACCCGAAGTTGTTGCCATGCTGCCACCGATGCGCAGGAAATCCCGCATATCTTCCGGTGACATATTGGTCAGGTCGAAGCGCTGCGCCGTTGCCTTTGGGGCCATCCCAAGGGCAGCGCGCAGCCAGCTCGTCAATGCCATGCTTTCTGTCCTCGATCAGACCATCAGAATGCCGCGGCCCTCGTACACAGACGGGCCTTTCGGCGCTTCGGCACCCGGCGCAATCGCCCGGCCCAGCGCCATGATGCCGGCGGATATGCCGTCGATCCGGCCACGGCTGCGGCCCTTCGCCGGCATCTTGTTCTTGTTATCGTCGGTCTTGCAGACCAGGTTGGACGCCATCAACTGCAGCACCGGATTGCCGCCATGCTCCAGCTTGGCGTCCAGCACCATGTCCAGGAATTCCTTGGTCGGGTGCGAATAGCTGAACATGCCCTGGCGGAACTCACTGACCGGCACGCCCTGATCCATCAGATCGGCTTCCAGCGTGCCCGCGTTCCAGGGATCGAACGTAACCTCGCTTACCTGATAGGTTTCGTAATCCGCCATCAGGCTGGCGAGCACATCATTGTAATCGATGCGGTTGCCGTCACAGGTCGATATCCAGCCTTCCTCGACCCAGCGCCGATAGGGCGCCCGGTCCATATCGGCGAGGAAATCAACCCGCGCTTCCGGCATCCAGAACTTGCAAACCCATATCCAGCGGCCAGTATCTTCCAGCGGCGGGAAGACCTTTACCGTCGCCGTGATATCGGTCTTCGCCGACAGGTCCACCCCGATGACGCAGCGCCGGCCGGCCAGCGACGCCAGGTCGATCGGGCCTTGCGTGTTCCTCTTCCAGTCAACCATGCGGATGCTGGCATTCACATCCGATTGCCGCACCCCCAGCCGGAAGCGCAGGAAGTCGGCCAGCGCATCCGGCGCGCCGGCCGCCTTGGCCGCCATGCGCGCCATATCAGCAGCCTTCACGCTGATCCCGTAATTCGGGTTGGCCTTGATCCAGGTTGTCTCGTCGCGCCAGTCATCGTCATCATCGGCGCCGGTGATATCGGCGCAGGCGATGAAGGCGAAGTAGGTATCGTCTTCCAGCGCACCTTCCAGCACCTTGCGCGCATACTCGCGCTCGGTATCGTAAGGTGTGCCCGGCTTGTCATCGCCAGCCGTGGTGATGATCCACAGAATCGGCTGGCGGCGCGCACCCAGCGCATTGTCGAAAAGGTTCAGCAGATCGCGCTTCTTGTGCCGGTGCAGCTCGTCGGCCAGGGCCATGGATGGGTTCAGACCATCCGCCGTCTTGTCATCCGCCGACAGCGGCTCGAACTTCGAATAGGTTTCCTCATCCGAGATATTGTTCTGAAAGGGCCGCAGGCGGCTCTTCAGTTCCGGTGAGGTGCGCACCATCTCGCGCGCCTCGTTGAAGATGATGCGTGCCTGGTCGCGCTTGGTGGCGATGGCATAGACCTCCGCACCCTGCTCCCCGTCCGCCACCAGGGCGAACAGGCCGACGCCCGCCAGCTTCGTGGACTTGCCGTTCTTCTTCGGCACTTCCTCGAACGCCTTCACATAGCGGCGCAGCCCGTCGCCGGTGCGCTTCCAGCCATAGACCGACCCGACCGTGAAGCACTGCCAGGGTTGCAGCATGACCGGCTGGCCGCGCCACTCGCCCTTGCTGTGCCGCAGCAGGGGAAAGAAGTTGATGGCGTAATCCGCCGCATCCAGATGCCAGGCCAGGCCGCGCGCCGGGCCGTGGCGCAGATCGTCCAGATGGCGCTGGCAGGCAAGCCTGTTCAACTTGCCCGCCGGGATCTTGCCATCCACCACGTCGATGCAATAGCGCGTCGGACGGTCGGCAATCAGGCCCATGCGGACCTGTTCGATATAGGCATCGACATCGCCGCCGCACCGCAGCGCGGGAGCGTGTCCCGGTTCCACCATCGCCTAATGCACCTGGCGCGATGGATTCCCGGCCAGGAACGAGGACAGGTTGCCCGCCGCCGTCTCGCTCGGCGAAGGCTGCGGCGCGCTGTCCGCCTCCGTCTGCTGCTTCGGCTGCTTCACGCCATCGCGGCCGGGCATCAGCGGCAGCATCAGCTGGCGAACATCGCGCACGGAGGCGGTCTGCATCCAGGACTTCGGCGTCAGATTCAGCTCAACCTGCATCTTCATCACCATGGCCAGCGCCTTGTCGCGCAGATCAACGGCGGGATGCTTGCGCAGCATCTTCCCGTGCTTCGAGGTGGTTTCATAGAAACCGTTATTCTGCGCCACGATGGCGTCGAGTGTTTCGTACCGCGCCAGCTCCCGGCAGTAGAGCGCGAACAGCTGCAGGTCAGTCGTCTTCACGAAGCCGTCGCGGACGATCGAAAAAAAATCCCTTTTCCAGATGTCTGCCGCCCGGCCCGTCACTTCCGGCGGCGGCGCCAGCGGATCGACCGGCGGCGTTTCAGCCGGTGCCGATTCCTTGGCGGCTGGCGCCTTCACTTCCGCTTTCGCCTTACGCGATCCTTTACGCCGCGTATCGCCCTGCAAAGCTTTCAGCTCATTGGACTTCGGTGGCCGGCCACGCATGACAAACTTTCCTGATTCTCCAATTTCGCGGACGCATAAACGTGACTACCGCAAACGGTCCTAAGCGGCAGGGGTGTAGAGATTTGCCTACCCCCTCCCCTTTTTCCGCCCGAAGCCGCCATCCTGCCGCGCTGTCTTGCGGCTGTGGCACGGCTTGCACAGCGCCTGGCTGTTCGAGGTGCTAAGGTGCGCGCCGCCGTCATCCAGCGGCACGATGTGATCGACCTCGTTGGCTGGCTGCCCGCAGCCCGGCACCTCGCAAACCGGATGCTGGGTCAGATACCATTTGCGGAACCGCAGCCAGGCCGCCGTCTTGTAGGGCCGCCGCTTCTCCGCATCGTATGGCTTCGGCGCTGTCGGTCGCGGCGCCGGCTTATGCGCCGGGCACCACCTGCCCGATTGCACCAGCGCGCCGCAGCCCGGCCGGGCACATGGCTTCGGCGGTGACCAGCCCATCGGCTCCCCTCTTGCCGCCCTGAAAAGCCGAAGCCCCGGCGCGGGGTCATCCCGGCCAGGGCTTCGTCAGGGTCTATCCCCGCGCCTGCGGGGGAACCCCAACCAGCGCCTGCACCGACAGCGGCATCGCGTTCACGATATTGCCGACATTCACAGGCTCGCGCTGCGCATACCAGTGCGCAACCAGGAAGCGCAGCAGATGCTTGTAATCCTCTGGCACCGCTGCCGCGTCGCCGAAGCCGGCGGTGTAGGTAATGGTGACGGCGCCCGGCTGGCAACGCGTCGCGGGCCAGGTCAGGCCATAGGCCGGGCGCACCTCGCCCGGTTCCCGGTCGGTCAGCACCTGATAGGCCGCTGCATCCAGCACCTGCTCAACGCCCGCCGGGTCGATATAGGCAATCTTCGTCACGTCCCGCAGCGGCGGCAGCGGCAGGCGGATCACCCCGCCGCCGGACGGAAAGCCGCCGTCAAGCTGCGCCGCCCAGTCCTGTGCCACCAGCGCCCGGCCCAGCACACCATCGCGACCGTCGATATAGGCCATCGCAGTGGACAGGTAGGATTCGATCACCGCGTCGTCATAGGTGCCATCCACGCGCAGATGATCCTTCAGCGCGGCGATGGTCAGCGGCATCTCGGCCGGTGGCGTAACCGGAATCAGGTGCATCTTGTCCTCAATCGGATAGGGCCGCCACCCGTCACCGGGAAGCGGCCCTGTTCATCCAGTCCGGGTGCCTACGCGGCCGACGGTTCGGTGGCGGTGGCGGCGCCAGCCTTCTTCTTGCCGGTGCCCTCCACCGCCCATTTCGCGCGCAGGAACTCGTCGGCCAGAGCGTCGGGCACATCCTCGTAGGTCACGCCCTGCTCATAGGTCTTGACCGTCGCCCCATCCGGGCTGCCCGGCTTGGTCTCGGTCATGGTGATCGTCTTGGTCGCCATCTGTACGTCCTCGCTGGCGGGTCAGCCCGCCCGTAGGGATTGCGGGAAATGGCAGCCGTCAGGCCACCGGGCGCTGGTGCGGATGGCCCAGCACCACCGAAGCCGAGGCCGCGATGGAGGTGCCGCCATTCATGGTCAGCACCACACGCAGATAACGCTTGGGGCCGGCATAGCCGACGCGCGTCACACCGTTGGCCGTCAGGATCACCGGGAACTCGCCCAGCAGATCGGCGGCTTCCACATCGGCGAAATCGCCGCCCGTGGTGGTGTCGCTGTGCTGCAGCGTCGGCGTGAAGTCGCCGGCGCCGACAATGGCGCCGGTCTGCACCAGCACCATGGCGGAATCGAAACCGCGCGTATCGACGATCTCGCCGGTGACGCTGGCGGCATGGACGGCCGGGCGCACCGATTCGGCGGCACCCAGATTATTGCGAAGGTCTCGCAGGGACATCATCATATCCTTTCAATGATCGCGAGTAACAAGGGCAAAAGCAGAAGGGGCGGAGTGCCTCGGCAACCCGCCCCTTCTCGTGTCTTTTGATCCGGCTGGGATCAGCTGCCGAAGCGCAGGAACTTCACGGCATCGAAGTTCACCGCGCCACCGCCAGTGCGCTTCGTCGTATAGAACTTCACGAAACCCTTGCTGGTCAGCGGATCGCGCAGCACGCGGATGCCGATGCGGTCAACGATGGTATAGGCCTCGCGGAAATCGCCGAAGGCAATCGCCAGCGAATTGGCCGCCATAGCCGGCATAGCCTCGGCCGTAACGATGCCATGGCCGACCAGCGTGCCACCCTGCCGCGCCTGGAAGTCGGGCTGCCAGAGATAATTGCCCTCGGCATCCTTCAGCTTCCGCACGGTCGCCACCGTGTTACGCCGCATCACGAAGTTGGCATTGCCCAGATAGGCCGGATCGAGGCTGTACACCAGGTCGATCAGCACATCTCCGGGCGATACGCCGGTGCCGGCATCCGGCGCGGCAAAGCCACCGGCGACACCGGTATTGATGTGCTGGAAGCTACCCCAGATCCGCGTGTCGTCATCGTCCAGGCTGGTCGGATAAGTCAGCAGCCCGCGCGGCTGCAACGGGGTGGTGCCGGTAAAATAGCCGGTGCCTTCCATGCGGAGGAACCGATCAGTGACCTTATCCGCCAGCCAGCCTTCGATATCGAACTGGCTGTCATCCAGCAGCTTCTGGGTGGTCTTCGGCTCCGCATACATCTCGACCACCGGGATCGACCATTTGCCCAGGGCCGGCGTATCAGTTTCCGGGCGGGCCTGCGTCTCTCCGACCCAGCCTGCCCCGGCTTCACCCAGATCATTGAAGCCTTCCAGCGCATCGGT